TTGCGGGCGTCATGGTCACCACAATCCGCAGCTGGAAACACCGCGGGCTGATTGAGCCCAGCGGCCTAGATGAAAGAGGACGACCCCTCTACCGCCTTGCCGACATCGCCAAGGCTGAACGTCAAACTAGGCAAAGGAACTGGATACGCTAGTGATCCAGTCTAGGAGATGCGTGCTCGACACGACCGCAATCCTTGAATGGACGCTAAACAAACCAAAGCACGACACCATTGAGCAACTGCTCCCATACGCAGTAGTCCCCGTTTCGTGCCTTACCGAATCCATTTACAAAACGAGACACAGAAACAACTACGACATCGCGGAGCAGTTGCGCGCTGCCGGCGTGGAGTTTGAGCACTTTGGCATTAGCGATGCCCTCCGCGCGGGGCAGTTGATATCCGACAGCTTGAGTTCGGGCCACGGTAACTCGCTGTCGATGGCAGATGGGATTTGCATTGCCATTGCTGAACGCCTGCGCCTTGCTTTGGTATCTAATGATCATTACTGGGAAACACTTGACATCAACGTTGAAGTGCATCCCTTCTACTAAGGGAGAGGACATGGCGCAGCAGACAACTACCCGCGCCAAGCCCGACCCTGCCCATCCCGTCATCGACGTCGCTGACATTGACGAGGCCCTGACCCACACCAGTCGCGTCGCCAACCGTGACGACAACTGGCATCGCTGGGCCGACGCCCTGCTCGACGAGCGCAACCGCATCGCCCGCTCCGGCCCGCGACGCGAGACCAGAGTGATTCAGCCCAACGAATACCCCGAACGCTAGTGATCCGCCGACCCTGCCTGGACTGTGGATCGTTGACCAGCAACGCCACCCGCTGCGAGCCCTGCCGCCTCACTAAGCAACGGGCCAGGGTGCGGGGGCCACGCCCTCACTACGCAGGCGACTACCCCAAGCGGGCAAGGCAAGTCAGGCAGGCGCCCGGCCCGTGTTGGATCTGCGGGATAGACACCCTCAAGCCTGGCGACATCTGGACGGCTGACCATCTGCTTCCAGGTGACCCGGCGAGCCCGCTCGCTAAGGCTCATCGGTCGTGTAACTCGTCGAGGGGGGCCCGCCCCCTCCCCCTGGGATAGACCGGGACCGGGTCGAAATGTGCCCGGATGCGAAAAGTATTTACCCGCCCCGTATGCATACAAATAACGCCGCAAAATTCGGCTTTGGATTTGGAGGTTGTGCGGTGGCTACCCGCGGTCGACCTCCGAAGCCCGTCGAGCAGCATCGCCGCACTGGCACGTTCGACGCCTCGCGCCACAATCGTGGCGCCTTGGTTGCGGTTGAGCCCGTGTCCTTGGAGCCGTTCCAGCGCCAGGCCGCCGACCTGTTCGCCGACATCATGCAGGCGGGCTCGGCTTGGTTTGCCCGCACCGATGGAGTGCAGCTGGCGATGCTGCGCGAGTCGCTCGAGGAGCGTGAGCGTCTGCTTCCGGTGGCGGAGTCGTCGACCGAGGCCCGCAAGCAGCTGCGCGAACTCAACCGTGAGATCGCTGACTGGCTGACTCAACTGGGTTTCAACCCGACCGCTCGAGCCCGCCTCGGGTTGGCCGAGGTGAAGGCCGCTTCGACGCTGGAGAAGTTGCAGGCGAAGCGCACCAAGTAGACGGAGCCTCCTGCGCATGGCACCTCGAAAGATCAAGGGCTGGCCGCCGGCCATCCTGACTCCTGTCCCGGCTGCGGATATCAAGCGCGGCGACGGCCCGTTGGTTACTGAGTTCATTGAGGCCTTGTGCCCTCAGGTCAAGGACTCGGTGGGTGGCCGGGCTGGTGAGCCTTTGCTGCTGCGTCCTTGGCAGCGCAAACTCATGGACAACCTGTTTGCCCGTCGGGCCGATGCGAGATATCGGCACCGGGTAGGTGTCGTTGGGTTAGCCCGCAAAAACGGGAAAAGCGCATTGGGCTCCGGCATCGCCCTCTATGGCCTGTTTATGGGTCCTCGAGGCGGCGAGGTTTACTCGTGCGCGGCTGACCGGGACCAGGCGCGCATCGTGTTCGGCGCTGCCAAGCAGATGGTGGAGATGTCCCCGGAGTTGGCCGAGCAGGCGAAACTGTATCGGGACGCCATTGAGATCCCGGCGACGGGCTCGGTGTACCGGGTGCTTTCCTCCGAGGCGTTTACCAAGGAAGGCCTGTCGCCGACTCTGGTCGTTTATGACGAGCTGCACGCCGCGCCGAACCGTGAACTCTGGGACGTGATGACGCTGGCGCAGGCCGCACGCTACGACGCCTTGACTCTGGCTATCACGACTGCTGGGGTGCGAACGGACTCCACCGGGCAGGACTCGGTCTGTTATGGCCTGTACCAGTACGCGCAGCGGGTCGAGGCCGGCGAGGTTGAGGACCCGTCGTTCTTTGGCGCTTGGTGGCAGGCGGACCCGGACTGCGACCACCGCGACCCGAAGAATTGGCAGATCGCCAACCCTGGCTACGGCGACATCCAAGACCCCGAGGATTTTGAGTCCTCGGTGAAGCGGACCCCGGAGGCGGAGTTCCGCACCAAGCGCACCAACGTGTTCGTGTCCTCGCAGCAGGCTTGGCTGCCGCACGGCTCTTGGGACGAGCTGCCGGAGATGTCGCCAGTGGATGACGGCACCCCGGTCGTGCTCGGCTTTGACGGTTCGTTCTCGGGTGACACGACCGCGATTGTCGGCGTGACGATTGAGGAGACCCCGCGCGTCTGGCTGGTCGATATGTGGGAGAAGCAGCCCACCGACCGTGATGACTGGCGGGTGGACATTGGCGGCGTTGAGGCTCGGATCTTGGAGACGTGCGGCCGGCTCAATGTGGTTGAGGTTGCGTGTGACCCTTACCGCTGGCAGCGCAGCATGGAGGCGCTGGCCGAGGCCGGGGTTCCGATTACTGAATACCCAAGCTCGAGCCCAGCTCGCATGGTCCCATCAACGGCCAAGTTCTTTGACGCGGTGGTATCAGGCCAGGTCGCGCACGATCATGCTCCCGCTCTTGCCCGCCACCTGGACAACTGCGTCATCAAGACCGACCAAAAAGGGCCGCGGGTAGTCAAGGAGCACCGCGGCTCTCCTCGCAAGATTGACGCCGCAGTTGCGGCGATCATCGCTTTTGACCGGGCTACCCATCGCCGCGAGGCGGAGCCCGAAGCACCTGTCGCCAGTTTCTTTTCCGTTTAGGAGCGTCTATGCGCATCGCCCTCGCTTTGCAGATCGCTGGCTGCGCTGCGCTCATTGTCGGGTGCGCCCTTGTGGCGCCTTGGCTCGGTTTCGTTGTCGCTGGCATCTGCGGGCTGGCTTTCGGTGTCGCGCTTGAGAGAGGCCTCTAATGCTCGCAAACTTGTTCGGCGGTCAGCCGATGGAGGAGCGAAACCTCTCCTACCAGCAGGTGTGGGGCTCCGGCATTGACGTCTCGGGCTTCGCTACCTGGGCGGGCACGGTTGTCAACCAGAAGAACGCCCTCGAAATTGGTGCGGCCTACGCTTGCGTGCGGCTGCTCTCAGACACGATCTCGACTCTGCCGGTGGACACGTTCATCCGCCGCGACGGCAACCGGCTCCCCTACCGGCCGCGGCCGGCCTGGGTGTACGAGCCCGAGGGCCCCGGCTCCAGCCGGATCGAGTATTACAAGCAGATCGTCGTGTCCATGCTGCTGTCGCATGGCGCGGTGGTGCAGATCCTCCGCAACGGCAACGGCGAGATCGTGGCGTTGCAGCCGCTTGACCCGACGCGCGTGGACATTCGCCGGAACCGCGAGACGCGCCTGCGCGAGTTCGTCATTGACGGCGGCCAGGCGATTCTGCCCGGCGAGGACGTGCTCTACATCCCGGAAATGCGCCGCCCTGGCTCGCTCAAGGGCGTCAGCCGGGTGGACGAGCTGAAGCAGACGCTCGGCTTGGCGAAGGCGCTTGATGAGTTCGCGTCGCGCTACTTCTCCAACGGTGCCAACACCTCGGGGATGATCGAGTTCCCTGGCAACCTGACGCAGGAGCAGGCCAAGGATCTGGTCGACGCTTTTGAGGCTGGGCACAAGGGGCTGAAGAAGGCTCACCGGCCGGGTGTGTTGTCGGGTGGCGCGAAGTTTGTGAAGACGGGCTCGGATGGCGAGCAGGCTCAGATGCTCCAGAGCCGCATGTTTGCCGTTGAGGAAGTGGCGCGCGTCTTCCGTGTTCCGCCGCACATGATCGGCCTTACCGCCCCTGGGACGCAAAGCTACGCATCTGTTGAGGCCAATGCCATCCAGTTCACCCGCTACTCGCTCACCCCGCTCATCGCCGCCATCGAGGAGGCCCACAACCGGCTGCTCCCTGGCGACGTGTTCCTGCGCGTGAACATGGACGGCCTTCTCCGGGGCGACTCGGCTACGCAGGCACAGGTGTTCTCAACGGCGTTGCAGGCCGGGTACATGAGCGTCAACGAGGCACGCGGTCTCATGGATCTTCGCCCGGTTGACGGCGGCGACAACCCGCGGGTCCCGCTTGCCAACATCGCCGTCGCTTCTGCGGGGATCGTTGAGGAGCGCGAGCGCGTCGAGATGGCCGCGAAACTTGTCCAGTCTGGCTACGAGCCCGCAGCTGTGCTGTCGGCGCTCGGGCTGCCAGCAATGCCGCACACGGGCCTGGCGTCTAACCAGTTGCAGCCGGCCGAGAACGCCCAGGTCTGACGTGCCCGAGGTCCCCGGCTACATGGCGTCCGCAGCCCGCAAGGGGCTGGCCTTCCGAGCCGACGGCTATGGCGGGGACGGCCTGGCGGATCGCACCATCCGAGAGGCCCGTCAGATCGCTGACGGGCAAATGTCCGACGACAAGGTCATTCGGGCGAATGCTTGGGCGGCCCGGCACGCGGTCGACCTTGAGGCGCCGCAGAACAGCGACGGCAACCACCCCGACTATCCCGGCGCGGGCGCCGTGGCTCATTACCTATGGGGCATTGACCCGACGGACCCTGGACCGGCGAGGCGCTGGCTTGAGCGCGAGGCCGAGCGTATCCGCGAGGAAGAAGGACGAAGCATGACAGGCATGGAGACCCGCACTTTCACGGTCGACGACCTTGAGGTCCGCGAAGCCCCCGAAGGTATGAGCTTCGAGGGATACGCGGCCGTGTTCAACTCCCCGAGCGAGCCCCTGCCCTTCACCGAGACGATTGCTCCTGGCGCCTTTGCTCGGTCGCTGAAGTCCCGAAACAACGTCTTCCTTCTGGTGAATCACGACCCGGCCCGCCCCTTGGCGTCAACCCGGTCGAAGACGATGACGCTGGAGGAGGACGGCCGCGGGCTGCTTGTCAAGGCGACCCTGCCGGACACGAGCGACGGCCGCGACCTGGCGGTTCTACTCGGCGGCGGTGGCAATCCGCGCGTGATCGACTCAATGAGCTTCGGCTTCTCTGTTCCTCGCGGCGGCGACAAGTGGAACGAGGACGGCAGCCAGCGCACCCTCCAGCAGGTGCGGTTGCATGAGACATCCATCGTTACGTTCCCTGCCTACCAGGCCACGACCGCTGCGGTGCGCAGCCTGGACATGCTGGCCGAGGCCACGGGCGAAGACGCCGACGCACTCAATGGCGCGCTAGAGGCGCTGGAGCGTGGCGCGACCCTGACGATGGACCAGGCTGGCCTGTTGTCTGCTGTGGTGGCGAAGTTGTCGCCGGAGCCGCAGCCCGAGCCTGTGGTTGAGCCGGTGGCGCACGACGCCAGCCAGATCAACCTGCTCAAGACCAAGCTTGACCTGGCCTTCAAGGCCTGAGACTTCCTGGCCGCGCGAGCCGCGGCTAGGTCCCCGCTCTGAGGAGCCTCGGCGGGATTCGCAAGAAACACCTGCGCAATCCAACAAACCGAGACCCCAGAAAGGGGTGAACTAAGTTGTCCGAGTACCTGAAGAAGCTCGTGGAGGATCGCCAGTCGGCGTACCACGCAGCAAAGGCAAAGATGGACGAGGCCGCCGCTGAGAGCCGCGACCTGTCCACCGAGGAGCGCGAGTTCGTCGACCGCACGTTCGCGGAGCTTGACGAGAAGCGCACCATGATCGACACCCTCATCACCGCTGAGAAGCGTGAGGCTGAGATCGCTGAGGCCATGCGTGGCGTCGCAGATGTCGCTCGCCCGGTTGAGGCCCGCACCGCTGCGGCCGAGTCCGACGCCGACATCCTTCGTCAGCTGCTCGCTGGTGAGCGCCGCGCGCACTCGTTCCAGTTTGAGAAGCGCGACATCGCCAAGACCAGCAGCAACGCCCCCGTGCCCACGTCGTTCTCCGACGTCGTCATCGACCAGGCCCGCCTCGTCGGCCCGATGCTTGACCCGACCGTCGTCACTGTCCTCAACACGGGCTCCGGCGAGGACCTTGTCCTTCCGTCGCTCGCGTCCTGGTCAACGGCCGGCTTCGAGGCTGAGGCCGCCACGATCGACGAGTCGGACCCGACCTTCGGCAAGACCACGCTCAAGGCCTACAAGTACGCCTTCATCGTGCAGGTCTCGCAGGAGTTCCTGGCCGACAGCAACATTGACGTCATTGGCTTCCTCGGCCAGCAGGCCGGCAACGCCATTGGCTACGCGGTCAACGACAAGCTCACGCTGGGCACTGGCACGGTTGAGCCGAACGGTATCGCCGTCGCTGCTGCGGCTGGCGTGACCGGTGGCACCGCTACGTCGACGATGGGCACGGGCGGCTTCACGGCCGACAACCTCATCGACCTCGTTTACTCGCTGGATGGTGCGGCTCGCCGCCTGCCCGGCTTCGGGGTCATGGCAAACGGCTCCAGCATCGGCGCGATGCGCAAGCTGAAGACGACGTCGGGTGACTACGTCTTCGCGCCGAGCCTGGTCGCGTCGGCAAATGACACCGTCCTCGGGTACCCGATCATTGAGAACCCAGCGATGGCCTCGGTCGCCTCTGGCGCCCGCTCCGTTATCGCCGGTCACTTCCCGTCGTACTACGTCCGCACCGTGGGCGGCATCGACGTGGCCCGCTCGGATGACTTTGCCTTCAACACCGGCCAGGTCACGCTCCGCTTCCAGATCCGCGTCGA